GGCGTGGAGGTGTTGGTACTCGTTTCCGACGCGGTGGTGTTGGTGTGCGTCGGCGTGGAGGTGTTGGTACTCGTTTCCGACGCGGTGGTGTAGGTGAACGTTTAGGAAGAGGTGCGCCAAATCTTTTTCGCAACATGGCAATAGTCTTCTCAGTACCAATAACAGTATTTCCACCAATATCGTAGCGTTTCAGTCTGGAACTCACAATATCTTCAGGAACACACGATGCATATCCCTTATCACCATAATAACACACTTCTCCAGGCGGGCAAGACAGATTATCGCTACAGTCACTACCGCAGATAACTTCGGCCATCTCTGCTTTACGGGATGGATGAGGTGTTGGATATCCTCGACGAGTCAACAGAGCTTTCAGATCAGCTACAGTTTTTCGGATTTGTTCCTGTCGGCAATCCAGTTCTTGGGGTGATAGAGGTTGTGTAGCTTCATCATCCTCTTCGGTATCCTCTTCGATATCTTCCTCAGAAACTTCTTCGGGGCTGGGAAAAACTTTATCCTCAATATCCTCCTCGAAAACTTCCTCTTCAGCACCCCCAGAACTGTCATATTCCTCATGCATGGCCACCAAATCTGCCTTTTTCATTTTGTACAAACGTACGCCTTGGTATTCCTCAAGACCACGTTGTTTAGCGAGTTCCTTCAAGTCACCCACTTTCATACCAGCATAGTTGTATGTAGCTTCCTCCTCTTCTTCGGGTGTTGGGGTTGGGGTTCGAACACGACGGGAACGACGACGCTTTGATACTTGACGACGGCGAGGCGGGGTTGGGGTCGGTACACGCGATGATGTACCAGACATTGAGAGCAATTCATCACAAAGTTCAGCACGTGTTTTACCCTCTACACTGATACCACAGCGTTTGGCAAGATCAACGATATCTTTGCGAGAATATTTGGTGGACTTGCATTGTCTCTCAGTGAGAGAGTCACAGTCAAGTTCCGAAGCATCAGGTAAATCGTGTTTACCTTTAGCTTTGGCAGTTTTACGCTTAACAGAGCGTTTCTTGGAAACCTTGCGCTTAACAGAGCGTTTCTTGGAAACCTTGCGACGTGTCGAACGTTTGGCAGTGCGCTTCTTTGATGTCTTACGTTTGCTCTTGCGCTTTTTGGATGATTTACGCTTGGTCGAGCGTTTCTTGCTGCTCTTCTTTGATGTCTTACGTTTGCTCTTGCGCTTTTTTGATGATTTACGCTTGGTCGAGCGTTTCTTGCTGCGCTTGGTTGAACGTTTTTTGGAGGTCTTACGCTTGATCGAGCGCCTCTTGGAAGATTTACGTTTAGTTGAGCGTTTCTTCGATGTTTTGCGCTTAACAGCACGCTTTTTCGAAGATTTACGCTTACCGGTCTTGGATTTCTTCTTTGAAACTGCCATGATTTATTAGCAAACAATATTTTTAATTTCAGTGAATTTTTGGTATTCCAAAAATTACAATCACTCATCTTCCAAGTCTGCCATATCTGGAATATCATCAAGATCGATAGTAGGCCCGCGCATCTTTCTTTTACGCGGAGCAGCCCCACCAGCTGTCCCAGCAATATTCATATTGTTGATCATAGACATAACATTTGCACCAGTCTTTTTCATGATCATCTTACTTACAATGAAGAATCCAGTATTGATCAAGATGAGGAAAAGTAGTCGAATCTCTACAGGCCACTTTGACCCGGATGGCACGTAAGATTTTTCACCCAACTCGATCAGCAAACGTTCGTAGGAGCTCATGGACATAATTTGCTGTTGTGTAAAACCTTGCATATCAAACTTGAGAAAATTTCCGAATACAAACTCAATCAACATGAACGCGCCTATCAAGTAGGTTTTGTAGTTATCGACTGTCGAATCCAACGAAACCTTTTTTAATGTATCATCATATGCGTTTCTGATCGTATTGTAATCTGAATGGATTGAGAACTCGGGAATCACAGCATCTTTGTATGATTTCCGTAATACATCAAACTTGAAGATAAGTTCACGTTTCAACTCCTCTTCGTTTGTATCACGTTGATATGTATGAGTAAGATCAGGAATTTCCTTACGACTTTGGTAGACACCTTGGGCTTCCAGTTCAGCAAGTGTCGGGGCACGCTTAGGGTCATCCCTCTCTCTTCGGTCATCCCGACGATCATCACGCTCCCTTCGGTCATCCCTCTCTCTTCGGTAGTCATCGCGCTCTTTCCTATCGTAACGATCCCTGTGAACATCCCGATCATGTTTATCATGGTCACTTTCTCCAAGAATTTCGCGTAATCTGGCAGATAAATTATCGCCTTCAGACGAAGCTGGGCTACGATGTCTCCATCCTGGTGTGTGACGACTATCAGCAGATTTATGAGATATTCGTCGGTGATAATCGTGCTCGCTCTCATCCCTGTGGTCATCCCTATGGTCATCCCTATGGTCATCCCTGTGGTCATTCCTGTGGTCATCCCTATGGTCATCCCTGTGGTCATCCCTGTGGTCATCCCTGTGGTCATCCCTGTGGTCATCCCTGTGGTCATATTCCTTATCATGATCACGTCTATCTTCGGAGTCATCATCATACCTGTGCCTACTATGTCTATGTTTGTGCTTTCTATTCTTATCTCGTCGAGAGTGTCTCGAATCGTGTTCATGCTCAGAACGTGGGGTATCTTGAGCCAATTCTTGTTCGAGAGCTTGTTCTAAATCCCTGAATTCACGATCAGAGTGCCGTTCTCGTGAGTGGTGAGAGTCTCGCTCTCGATCTGGAGTATGCTCGCGTTCTCTTCGTGGATCGGGTCCAGACTCGCTATGCTGAGACCTATAGCCATGATCGCCTGAGCGAGGTGATCGAGGAGATTTTGGAATATACTCTTTGTTCACAAGTTCCGGCTTTACTTTTGCCTTATTTTCCAATAGTTCCAGATAGAGACGCGGCATTGATGGAAAAGACGGTCGTATGTCCCTCCTTTTCTTACTTCGAGACAAAGGGACCTTGATTACTTGGATATTTCCTTTTTTAGCCGACATTTGCACTAAAAAAGAGACACTTTAAGTGAAGTGATTGTTACGACCTATAGTCAACTGCCACCACGATTTCTACGCGTGCGTGATCCGCGTTTCCTACGGAACCTATGCCAATAAGGTGGGAAATTCCAAAAATAATTGCGACGCCATGGACGTTGATAATATGTGTAATATACCTGGGGTTGTACAATAACCTGATCGGGGGTATTGTGATTATTGATAGCTTGAGTTGTACAGTGATCCTCACAATCATCGGGGTTAAGTGGTCGTGGAGGTAGTTGTCCAGTATTCCGAAGTTTATGGAAATTATACCTAACTAAGTGCTCTGTATTTTCACCGTCTCGGCACTGTTGAGTACAATTTCTAGCTCTTTCGCAAATACCTGGACACTCTGACATATCATCAGTGCCAAGACGCGAAGTGCACTTGTCTTGACAATCTGTCAGAGAAAACTTCTCACGCAAGGTAAAAGACAAAATGATAAGGACTACGATGCCTACAAGGGCAATCGCAACAATAACAATTTGTGATGTCTTCATTTATTGGTGTTATCTAATTTTTCCGTCTCTTCTGCAATCATTTCTTCCAAAATGGCTTGGAGATTATACTCGGGTTGCCAACCTAATACATTACGCGCCTTGCTCGCATCCCCCGCCAAGTGATGAACTTCAGTTTTGCGGAAAAATTTCTCATCAATGCGCACAAGCACACGCCCATCGTGAGACCCGACCTCATCGAATCCATTGCCTGACCATGTCAAGGGTAATCCGACAAATTCAAACACGATATTCACAATATCCTTGATTTGGTGTGTATGTCCAGTTGCCAGTACATAATCATCTGCCTGCTCCTGTTGCATCATTAGGTATATTCCGCGTACATAGTCCTTGGCGTGTCCAAAATCCCTGTAACTGTACAAATTACCTAGGTAGAGAGTATCTTGTGTTCCTCGAGCAATGCGCAAAGCACCTTGGATAATCTTTTGTTCGACAAAGTTATGTCCACGGCGAGGAGAAGAGTGATTATAGAGAATGCCATTACAGGCGAAAATACCGTAAGCATCTCGATAAATCCGTGTCATCCAGTAAGCAGCCAATTTAGCTACAGCGTAGGGACTTTGTGGGACAAAAGGTGTAGTTTCTGTTGATGCAGTATCATAAACACCTCCAAACATTTCAGATGTTCCTGCTTGGTAGAACTTGATTGGTAGTCCAGATAATCTGATAACTTCGAGAATGCGTGTCACTCCATTAGCATCAACATCGAGAGTGTACTCGGGCATTGTATAGGAAATTTGTACATGGGACATTGCTGCCATATTGTAAATCTCATGTGGTTCGACATCTTGAACGAGGGAAAGAATACTGGAAAAATCAGACAAATCTGCATAGTGCAGGTAGAATTTAGGGTTGTCTAGAAAATGGGTAATACGGGTTGTATTTTCCGAGGATGAACGGCGCTGCATCCCATGTACTGTATAACCATTATCAAGTAATAATTCTGCAAGGTAGCTTCCATCCATTCCGGTAATCCCAGTAATTAGCGCTCGTTTGTTCATTTGGCATTCCGATAAATTGTCTAAACTTGAATTTTTTTTTTGTTTCTGGATAACTAAATGAGTTCATCTGGAAACGGAAATCAAACGTTTGGTGTCCAGAACACCAACGTAGACTACAACAAAGTTCTTGACGCCCTAGAGAGTGTTAACGTAGATACTCGTTCTCTGCGTCAAGTCCGTCTTATATGCACCCCAACTGCTGTTGGAACGTATGCACTAACCAACGAAGACGGATCAGCATTTGCGATGAGCCCCACTGATATAATCTTGCGTTGGGTAACATTTGCTTCATCTGATGTTGCCGGAGCTACTGCTGAACTTGTGGTGGGACAAGCCGCTACCAACGGAGGAGCTGTTGCTACCGCACAGTCTGGCGCCGCGGCAGTGATCACAGGATTCGCGACAACCCCCGTTGTATCTGCCGTTGCTCCCGCACTTGCGGCCGCTGAACCATGGGTCAGTGCTACTATCACGGTAGCTCCAGTTACAGCTGGAGAAGTCCATGTTTTCCTGGAACTGCTGAATACTCGTGCTTAGATAATTTCAGTAACTTTTCAATTTTCATGGATATATCCATG